CACATGGTATTCGACCGGATTACCGTGCTCGTCGAAGACGATTCCGTCGATCGCCAGCAGAACGGCATCCTGCCGGACCAGCACGGGCGTCATCACCTGATCGGCCTCGATGAGCCGCAGATCGAGCTTAATGGGCGAATCCACCTTGGGGTTGGCGACAAGCATGGCGAAGACCTCGCCCGATTCAGCCCGCGACATCCGCATGGTGCGGAGTTTTTCGGCCAGCGAGATGGCGTCCGCCCACATCATGAACTCTTGTTCGACCAGCCGATTGGCGTCGTCGTCATCGGTGATCATCTGCAACCGGGGTCCGGTGCCGACCGTGTCATTGGCAATGGTCGAGACGATCCCACGGGCATAACTGTTGTTGGCGACCTCATAGCGGGCACGGCTGCGGAGGACAGCACGGACGCGGGGATTGTTGGCGGCGTCGGCCGACAGAAGATCGGCGTTCGCCCAGTGCCGGCGGTTCTCTTCGGTGGTCATGGCGGCATCGTAACGCCCGCGCACGTGCAAGGGCACACGAACGGCGCGCAAGGGACGCTGCGGCTTACTGCGACCGAAGATGTTCTTCATGAATCCCAACATCAGTCCGTTCCCGGAGGCACCAGTTTCTTCAGGCCAATCCCAAGTCCGCGACGACGCGTGGCCTTCTTGCTTTGGAGATATCGATCCGAGGCAATCTGGTCCGGCAACGGGTGCTGTTCCATGCTGCCGCTGTCGCCCGTGGCCTTGGCCGGCCCCTGGGCGTTTTCGCGGATCGTTTCCTCCAAATCGTCGGCCATCGCTTCTCTCCAGTGGCGGGTATGGGAGTCGCACCCATCGCACAAGGCGTATGAAACCTCGCCGGACACTGGCCCACCCGCGTCACGCCGAACGGGCAGGTGTTGCCCGTTTCAGTTGTGTACCTGGCGTTATAGCGATGAGATTGCAGCGTAGAAGCGGATTTTGGGTTTTTTCCAAAGTCGTTACACCGGTAGACATCGGACCCAGGAAATCACCCCGAGGCGCTCTCCCAGGTCGTGATCCGTTTACCGCAATGGCGGCATTCGCGGCGCCGCATGATGCGTCCGCCCGACCGCGCGCGGACATAGACGACATGAAAATGCCGGCAACCGCACGACCGGCATACCAGACCAACCTGGTCCTTCTTTTCGCTGTTGCCCGCCATCTATCGCTTGCCTCGCTGCAAGTCGGAAAGTTTCACCCGCGCACGCCGGGGCGCCGCTTTGGCATCCGTTCCCGGCAGGATTGCGCCTTGAATTGAGGCCGCCACCGCGCTGCCCACCAGGCAATCGAGCCAGTGGTTGTCCACCGCGGCGGCCCGCAGCTTCCATTCGTCGACCGTCCGGCCGCGTCCCTCGGTCTTCACCCGGTATTCGGCCGTGATGTGCTCGGCAAAGAGTCGGTGTTGCGCTGGGCTATCGCCGAAGAGCGAAAGACACCCGCGATCGCCCATCGCCACGGCAAGACGAGTGTGGACGAACGACTTCCAGTAGTTCGTGTCGAAGACGGCGTGCCGAACCGCCCGCTTTCCCTGGACGTTCGGGATTCGCCAGTTGAGCCCCACGCGGTCGCCTAGTTTCCGCTTGTATTCGGAGAATGGAATGCTCGACGCCCCGACGAATCGACCGTGGCTGGGCAGGAGCACCGCGGAATGGGCGCTTTGCCGGCAGAACTGGTAGACCACGTCGGTCGAGGATCCCCAATTGGCGTCGATGAGGCAGCGATCGATCCGCATGCCGGCGCCGTCGTCGCGATGCCATTCCCGGCTGAGGCAGCGCGCGGTCAGGGCCTCCAGCCCGGCATAGATCGAACCTTCCAGACCGGCGTTCTTGGCGGACTGCGCGAGCGTGGGCTGGGCATCGCGGAGTGTGAAGTAGGGGCGATTCTGTTCCGGGTAGGCCCCGTAGTCGATCACGTAGCCCGTGAAATCATCCTCCCAAGCGGCCACAAGATAGTACAACAGCGAGGCCTGAACGTCGACGAACATCGTCAGGTGGTTGCACCCGACGGGGACGTCTCCGCGGTGAATGCGGTTGAACTTCGCGGTAACCTGGTCCGCCGTGAGTTGGTCGTTCTGCGGGGTTTCTTCCTGCAACGGTTCATTCTGGTATTCGGCATAGAACGCCCGCTCGTCCTGCATCCGCAGGTTCATGGCATGTTGGATCGCCGATAGTTCGTCGTGGTTGAATCGTTCCGGCCAGGCGATCTCTGCGCCGAGATCCATTTCCTCGCGGTGCTCACCATAAAACTCGGTGGCGTCCGCCAGGCCCCGCTCGGCCCGCAGGCTTTCGGCTCGGATCTCGGCGTACTTGGCCCACAGTGCCTCGTTGGCCGGAAAGGAATAGACCATCTTGGTCCGTTCCCCCTGCCACTGCGGGTGCTTGCCGCGATCAAGGATGCGGTCGGCCATGTCCTCGGGGCGAATCACCGTGCAAGGCATGACGCCGGCGATCTTCTTGCCCGGGCCGGCCAGGCCCAACACAGCGCCAGCGAGGATACTTTCCCGTGTGGCACACTGCGAACTGCTGCGGGCCGACTCGTCGGTCTGCGGGTCGTCGAGGACCACCAGCGACGGCCGGACGGAGTGGCCATCGGACCTCTTGAACTTCATGCCGCGGATGCGGCCCGTGATGCCGGCGACTTTGATTATCGCACCGGAGCCCGCACTGCCAGGGATCGTTGGCAGGACGACTTCCCGAGCGGTCCAGCCGATGTGCGTGCGCTGGCCTTTGTAGAGTTGGCCGCTGCAACGATTGGCGATGCCATCCAGGCACTGAATGGGATAGACGACCTCTGGGTAGTCATCCAGCAGCAGGTCGTTGCTGTCGAGTTCCGTCTTGATCGATTCCAGCATGTCCATCGCGTGCCCCTCGTCGCTGCCGATGAGACAGACGAAATCGCGATGGCCGTTCAAGACGGCCCAGATACAGGCGCATTCACAGATCGACGTCTTTCCCGACCCGCGGGGCATGGCCATTGCGAACAGACCGCCTTCCAAGACGGCCCGCTCGATCTTGGCGATCACCTTCAAGTGGTCGGGCGACCAGGCCAGGTGGAACGTGAAGGGAAAATAGGACTCGCAGAAGAACCGAAAATCCCGCGAGGCCCGCTTCTTCCGCTCGGGATTGACCACGTCCGGCAGTTCGCCGATATCCCGACCGGCCAATGACAAAGCGGCATTGCGGGCACGCGCCCGCTCTTTGATCGATCCGTAGGGGTCGGCGTCGGCTTCCGGCCGGGGTTGATGGCGGAGTTCCACCAGCCAAGCCACGTAGCGAAACAGGTCGACGTGCCGCGCATCGCCGATGCGGAACCCAGCGCGGGTGCGGTGGCGATACAACTGCCGCTCGTTGATCACCTCGCCCGAGGAATTCAAGAGCATGCACAGGTCGGCCGGTCTCAGTCGTCGGACGTCAATCGCCGCCATGCAAGGTCTCCCTGATCAGCCAGCGGGCGTATTCGACGAGATTCATGGTGCCGTCGCGGTTGGTTGGCGCGCCGTCATCGATATCCGCCTCGAGCATTTCCACGGTGACCGGCCGCGGGCCGGAGGCCGTGAGAACGCGGGCCATGTCCGCCAATTGCAAGGCTTGGGGATTCAGGGCGCCGCTTGGTCGTTCTGGTTCGTTGTTGGTGCTCATTGCGTGCTACGCTCCGGCGAAAACGTATGAAAAACTGCCCATGTTTCGCCTGAAATTCCGCGGCTCATGAAATCCTCGGGGAACTGCCAAAAAAGACGAGCCCGAAGCCACAACACTGTTTGGACTTACGAAACCGGCAATTCGCTTGAGCTTTGGGCGAAAACATGGCTCATGTGTGTATGTCCGAACGAACATGCAACACCAAACGCAAAGGAAACCAAGATGACCACCAACCGCAAAACGAACCGCACGAACAACGCCAAGACCGAACTGGGCGACGACCTCCAGATCACCAAGACCACGCGCCGGGCTTCCGGCGGCGGGACTTGGGTCTGCGGGACGATCGCCGGATACCGCTTCGATGCCCTGGTCTTTCCCGAGCACGCCGATTGCCCGGATTGGGAACTGGGCACAAGCCGCATCTCGAAGCTCTGGATCGCCAAGACCAGCAACAAAGAGACGGTATTCAACTTCGACCGCGGGATGGACATCCCCGCCGCTTCGCCCAAGACGCAGGCGGTGGTCGATTTCCTGGCCGCCGGCCTGGCGGATCTGGTTTACCACGCCTAACGCACGACAAGGAGCACGACCATGCAGAAACGACGCATTACCGAGAAGCGACTGGAGACGAAGTTGGCCACGCTCCTGGAGCGCTGGGCCGAGGTCACCACCTTCCGCGACGCGGGCGTGATGACGAACAACCGCGGTCTGGTCGTCGCGTTTCCCAACGGCCAGGAATTCCAAATCACGATCGTCGAGAGTTCTCGGCGATAGCCCCTGTTTCCCTTTTTTCAGTTCCCCCTTTTTCCAAGGAGAAGTGCGATGAAGAAGAACGAAGTCGAGATTGGCAAGTTGTACACCGCGAAGGTGACCAATCGGGTCGTCCAGGTACGGATCGATGCGGAGAACCGCCACGGCGGTTGGGACGCGACGAATCTGGAGACCGGCAAGAAGGTCCGCATCCAGTCGGTCCAGCGCTTGCGGAGCGCCATTAACGGCAACGGTGCCGCGACCGTCGCCAAGAAGGCCAGGGGCAATAAGAAGGCCCAGGCCGCGGCCGAGCCCCAACCGGCGGCAACGTCGGCGCCCACGGTCGAAGACGTGCCCAGTGCCGAGCCGGTCAGCGCCGAACCCGCGGCCACCGATCCGGCGGCGGCCGAAGCGACCGACAAGCCCAATCGCACCCGCGCGCCGAAGGCACCCAAGGAGCCGAAGGAAAAGCGGATGAGCGGACTGGACGCCGCGGCCAAGGTGCTCCAGGAGCACGGCGCGCCGATGAACGCCAAGGAGATGATCGCCGCGGCCGAGACCAAGGGCTATTGGAAGTCGCCCGGCGGCAAGACGCCCCACGCCACGCTCTACAGCGCGATCATTCGCGAGATCGCCACCAAGGGCACCACCGCCCGGTTCCAGAAGGCCGAACGCGGCCGGTTCGCCCACCGGTAAGCTAAGGCAAAAAGGCTGATTCCCGACTCTTTTCACCCCGGGCCGCCACCCGGGGTTCTCTTCGGCCACGCTGGGCCTAGACGTTTTTTCGGGAATCCTTGCCGACTGTTTCAGTCGGCATTTCTGGCATGAAAAGACGAGCCCTAAACTTCGCCCGTGTTTGGACTTACGACCTTGAAGAATCGCTTTACAAAACGTCGCTTCTGAGCGACTGTGTGTGATGTTCAGACGTACATTACACCACCCAAAACGAGGATACGAAAGATGAACGCAAACGACCTGACCTTCGGAGTTGAGATTGAGACGATCGCCCCGGATTCCGCCCTGCGGAACGACGGCCTGCGGATCGGACCCTACAAGCGCGGAATCCAGGTGCCGTACCTGCCCCAAGGCTGGACCGCCGAGGCGGACGGCTCGATTGACAACAGCCGGGGCGGCCACAAGTGCGAGATCGTAAGCCCGATCCTGAAGGGGGCCGAGGGGCTGGCCCAGGTCGCCCTGGTCTTGCGAACGCTCGAGGCCAAAGGCCACCGAGTGAACGCCTCGACGGCCGTTCACGTTCACGTCGGCTGGAAGCGCACGCTGCCCAGCGAGGCCCTCGCCCGGTTGATCACGATCGTCGCCTACGTCGAGAAGGGCCTCTACGCGATCACGGGCAGCAAGGCCCGCGAGCGCGGAACGTACTGCGGCGGGGTTCGCAAGTACGGGAACAACAAAGACGCCAAGGACAAGATCGAGACCGCTCGCTACCACGCCTTGAACCTCACCAACCTGGCCCGCGGAACCAAAGACACGGTCGAGTTCCGGGTCTTCTCGGGAACCACCAGCGCCCTGAAGGTGGTCGGATGGGTCCAGGTTTGCCTGGGGCTGGTCGAGCGGGCGATCAACGGGAAGCGCCAACCCGCCTGGAGCCCGAAGCCCTTGACCGGCGGTTGGAAGAAGGCCGGCGAAGGCCAGAGCGAAGCCGAACGCCTGATCGGATACCTGGCCTGGGGCGCGGGCTACGCCCGGATTCACAACGGCAAACAGTTCGGATGGGTTTCGGACGCGATCCCGCAGGAAGAGATCAAGGCCGAGTTCCGCCGCCTGGCCAAGAAGTACGACGAGCAGGCCTGAAGCCGAAACGCACCGACCGCACGGATGGCGGTCGCCGGCGTAGCGGCGGGATGGGTTCCCGCCGCCTGATGAGGCAACCCAACACCAAAACCAAAGGAAGATGAAACGATGTGCGGAATCTTCGGGTTCATTACCAAAGACGGGAGCGGCCCCGACCTGGCCCGCCTGCGGCGGATCGCCGCGGAAACGCAAACCCGCGGCCACCACGCGTTCGGACTGGCGTGGCTCGATACCAAGGGCATCCTGCGTACCTTCAAACGCCCCGGGCCAGCCACGGCCAACCTGGGCGACCTCGACCGATGCCGCGGCGCAACGGCCGTAATCGGCCATTGCCGTTGGGCGACGCACGGCGCGCCCGAGGAAAATCGTAACAACCATCCGCATCCGGCTGGCCGAGGCTGGTTCGTCCACAACGGCGTCGTGCAGAACCACGACCGCCTTGTCCGTCGCTACGGCCTCTCGATGACCACGGAGTGCGACAGCGAGGTGCTGGGACTCTTGATGGCCCGCTTCCCCGGCGCCCTGGGGCTGCGTGCCGCCCGGGCCGCCGAGGTGGCCGTCGGCAATCTGGCGATGCTCGGGTTGTGGCGGAATCCCACACGGTTGCTCGTGGTGCGAAGCGGCAACCCGCTCTGTTTCGGCGAGACAACCAGCGGGTTCTACTTCGGCAGTCTGCCGCGCGAACTGCCGGGTGCGGCGGTGACCATCCACGAGCGCTACGCCGGCGTCTTGACCTACACGGGCAGCGATCTTCAGCACGAAGCCTATTCGATCGGGAGGTGAGCGATGCGATTTCTTACGACCACGCAGGCCGCCAGCGTATTGCAAGTGGACCCCAGCCGAATTCGACTGTTGTGCAAGCTGGGCCGGATCGCGACGATCAAGGTCGGGAGCACCTATGGCATCGCCGAAAGCGAAGTCGAGCGGCTGGCAGCCACGCCGCGTCGCCCGGGAAGACCTCGGCAGAACACGCCAGCCGACGAGCGGCCAGCGTCTGAACACAGAAACGATCCGATCGATCCGTAGCACCATTCACCCGTGCCTCTCCTTCTCTATTCCGCCGCCCGCGCGAGATTCTCTTCGGACTGTCCGCTCGCTGCGAGGTAGGTCACCGGCTTGCCCAGTTCGCGAGCGATAGCGATCTCCGCTTGCACGCCCACGCTGCCCCTCCAACCGTCGAGCATCAGCACCACGACCTCGTCGCACGCTTCGAGGTATCGCTGGTCGTGCCGCTGCCAGAATCGCCAGTCGAGCGGAAGGCCGTAACTACAGATCGCATGGCTGTGAGCAATGGGCGAAAAGACCGTCGCGCCTCGGCGGAAAAGCTCGGCCGCTGCCCGGCAAGCGGCCTCGAATCGTTGCTGGCGCACGCCAGCGTCCGGGTGCGAGTAAGGGGATGCCAAGTAGATCAATTCATTGACTCCAGGAAGGTAACATCAACCACGTAGGTTCCGTGCTTCGGATCGCTTTTATCCCATCGCACGTGGCAGGACCGACACAGCCACCGCACGACAAGGGGCTCATCGTAGTCGAAGTGCGCGGCTTCGATCATTCTTCCGCTCGCGCCGCATTTCTCACAGCGCGTGGGACGCTGAAGAAGCCCCGCTGAAAGATGGTTCCGAATGGTGGTTTGAGCGAGTCTTGCCTTCTGTGTTGCCCTGCGTATCCGTCGTCGTCCCGTCGTTTGAGCGGCGACCTTGCAGGCGTAGCAACAGAACTTCCTCGTTAGGTGAGTCAGGGGCCCAAAGAGCTGACCGCAGTGGGCACAATAGCGAAAGGTCTGAGGGCGCAGGGCTCTATGGCACTCGTCACAGCACGCCTTCGCACCGGTCTTGCCAAGGAATGTTTTGTGACAGACGGTGCATACTCGTCGCGCCAGTCCATGACATTCCCGGCACCGAGCCGAGAACACACCACGGCGATCCCGATAGAACTCGACGAGACACTTCTGTTGCCCGCAGTACACACAGCATTTCAAGTCTTGTGTATTTGCGACCATAGCACTCCATCACTTTCTCGGACCGGACTTTTGCCGGAGAAGCGGGCGTATCTTTCGCAGATCACATCGCAATAAGGGGCGTCCAGTTCCATGAGGAACGCCTTGCGTCCAGTCTGCTCGGCGGCGATCAGCGTGCTGCCGCTGCCGCCGAAGAGGTCCAGCACGTTCTCGCCGGTGCGCGACGAGTATTGCATGGCCCGCACGGCCAACTCGGCCGGTTTCTCAGTGAGGTGAACCATCTTGTTGGGGTTGATCTTCTTGATGCTCCACACGTCCACAGCATTGTTCGGGCCGAGGTAGACGTGCGCGGCGCCTTCCTTCCAGCCGTAGAAGCACCACTCGTGGTTGCCCATGAAGTCCTTGCGGGTCAGCACCGGGTGTTCTTTGACCCAGATAATGGCCTGCGAAAAGTAAAGCTTCATGGCCTTCAAGACAGGTGGATAATTGGCACAGTTGGCGTATCCACCCCAAATATAGAAGCCACGACCGGGCTCCAGAACGCGCGCCATATTGCCAAACCAGGCTGCGAGCATCTTGTCGAAATCGGCATCCGTCATGAAGTCGTTGGCCAGGGGCCGGTCCTTCGCCCGCATCTTGCGATGGGTTGGCTTTGCCTTTTCCGGGTGTCGGGCCAGGTCGAGTTGCTGGTGGTGGTAGTTCTGGAACGAACTGTTGCCGGCGGCGATGGCGTTGTTGCTCCGCGGCTCGACCTTCACGTTGTACGGCGGATCGGTGTTCACCAAATGGATCGAGGCGCCATCCAGCAGTCGATCGACATCCTCGGGCTTGCTGCTGTCGCCGCAGAGCAGACGATGATCACCGAGGATCCACAGGTCGCCCGGCTTGGTGATCGCCTCGTCGGGCGGCTCGGGCACCTCGTCCGGATCGGTCAGTCCTTCCTGTACGCCCGGGTCGAATATCTTGGCCATCTCGTCCTGGGAAAAGCCCAAGAGCCCGATGTCAAAATCCATGCCCTGCAGCGCTGTCAACTCGATCGGCAGCAGCTCGAAGTCCCAGGTTGCCAGGTCGGACGTTTTGTTGTCGGCGATACGGTAGGCCTTGATCTGCGCCGGCGAGAGATCCTTGGCCACATGGACCGGCACCGTTTCCAGCCCGAGCTTCTGCGCGGCCTTGTAGCGGGTGTGACCGCAGATGATCACGCCCTCGGTGTCGACGACGATCGGCTGCCGAAACCCGAACTCCTTGATCGACGCCGCCACGGCATCGACCGCGGCGTCGTTCTGACGAGGGTTGCCCGGGTAGGGCTTGATGTCACTAAGTTTCCACTGTTCGATTTTCATGGGTCTTCCCGACATGGTGTTCGTCCTGCATAAGACACGGTCGCTGAAACAATTGGTCCCGGATGTCCGCCATCAGGACCTTCAGGTCTTCGCTGGCGTCATGAACTCGGTTGATCGCCTCGGTATTGCCGGCGATGATCTGGTTGGTCTTGTCCAGGATCGCCAGCAGCCGGCGGATCAGCCAAACGATTACGAAAACCAGCAGGAACGCAAAGCCGGCGAATCCCAACTGGATGTAAGGTGCGAAGATAGGGGCTTCCACGATCCATTACTCCTTCCGGTTGAACCACCATTCGAGAACCAGTTTCACGATGATCGGCGCGATGATGTTTAGCAGCACCCACACGACGACCGGGTTGCCGTAGCGATGCGGCACGGCCTCGCGGAGTCGGCTCTCGATGGTGGCATGCCAATCCTCGTAACGATCATGGAAGTCCTCGGGCGGCCGATCGGGCAGCGCGTTAAGCGCCAGCCCGATCAGCCACCGCGAGTCCTCACGTCGGCATCGCAGCCGCCAGGATCGCTGGAAACAATATTCCTCAGCCGCCTGGCATCTGGTCATCGGCGCCACCTCCAGAACCGGCGGAACTGGCAGGCCCCGCCGTTACACTGGGCCGAGGAGGAATCGGCTGTGGTGCGCGGCGGGGCCGCCTGTTCAGCAGAGGGGCACGAGGGACAGACGCCGCCCGGGCAATCCCCGCCAGGTTTTGATGGGGTTTGCGGGTTGCTCGCGGGCGGCGTCAATTCCGCTTGGCGAAGGGGACACCGGCCGTTGCGGCAGGTTCCGCCCAGCGGACAGGTCGCAGTCGCCGCCGGGGCCGACGGGGTCGGCAAGCGGATATCGACGGTGATCTTCCCATCGCGCTGGGCCTGGTCCAGCAGGGCCTTGCCGCGATCCGCGAGGGCATTACCCTTGTCGATCAGGGTCTTGGCATCGCGATACGTGTCGATCGGGCCGCCGACCGGCGCACCATCGGGCGCCGGCTTCGGTGTGGGCGCAGGGGCCGGAGCCTTCTCCAACGTCACCATCGCTCCCTGGGTGGCCGTCAGCGCTGTGCAATCAGTGCGCTGTGCATCTTGTGTTGCTGCGAGAACCAGAACCATGAGAATCGTCTTCATCCGAGAAACTCCTTTGTGCCAAAGTCCGGCAAACGGCGCGGCGTGAAACCTTGGTAACTGGCATGAGCGAAACAATCGCCCTGCCGAACCGCCGCGTCAAAATCCTCCAAGTGAATCCAGAACGAGCCCCACGGCATGTCTTGCCAGTACGGGCCGTCGGTCCAATCGTCGCCCCACGACTGGTGAACCAGCACGACGCGGTTGCCACCCTGCGTGGTTCGCCGTGAGGTAACGGCCATCGAGTGCCCCCACGATCCGCTGCGACGAATGACTCCCTCGGCATCCCGGTGGCCCTGGAAACCGAGCGACGAGCACATGTTGATCGTGTAGCCGGCGCCCAACAGGGCCCAGCCCTCGGTGCCGCTGGTGACCCGGGCCGTATGAACCACCCGGTGTTCGGCGGCGATTGGCTTGAGCGCCGCGGGAACCCCGCGGCGGCCGTAATCACGACAGCGATTCGGATCGTACTGCCGAAGGTCGATGTTGCCGTAGACGACCTGGTTGAGCGTGCCCCACTCCCGCACGGCATCGGCGATCGCCGCGCCGTACAGGCCGTCGCCGGGGCCCAGCATGTCGCCCTTCTCTCGCCCCAGGCCGTAGAGACCCTCGGGGCTGAAGGTGGCCCGAAACTCCTCTTGCTCCCCGCCGATGATGATCTCGACGGCGGACAACACGTCCAGCAACCGGGCCTCGGCGTTGCCGACGCACGTGCCGACCGGCCCCTGGTTGAGCGAGCGGACGCACGAGACGCCGTCGCGCTGGCGCAGCCAGTTCGTCAACTCGGCCCGCTGGAGGCAGGCCGCCAGCGCCCGGTAGTTGATCGCGTCACGGCCGTCGTCCTGGGCTGCCAACTCTGCCAGTTGGTCGCCATAGACTGCGGGGAGGCGGGCGACGAACGCCTCGGTCGCAGCCGGGTTGGGGGTGTAGCCGAAATGCATGTCAGGCATGGCCACCTCCACACGCCCAGGCAAGGGCTTTGAAGGCGTCGATGGCGCGCTGGCGCTTTTCGGCGTCCAGTGCCACGCTGTCCAGGCCGACCTGATCGGCCAGCACCTTGTCGATTGCCTCGGCTAGGCCCGGGTACTTCCCTTCGATGCCGGTCTTCTGGAACATCAAGAGTCCGGCCCGGCGATTGAGTTCCCGCAGTTGCGCGGTGGTCTGGACGACCTTGCCCTGGTCGCGGGCAATCACATCGGCGACGGCCAAGTAGAAGGCCGCCAAGTTCCGCCCGTCATCGGGATGGGTTTTCATGATCGCTGCCACGGGGCCCACGGCCGCTACCAGCGCGTCGCTGGGGCGGTCGGGCTTGGGTGCGGGGCTGGGCTTTTGCGGCCCGGGGTGGGCCAACACGCCCCACACGATCAAGAGCGCGGCGAAGAACGTGGATGGCTTCATGACTTCGGCCCTCCTTCGGCAACCGCCGCGGCGCCGGCGCTACGGACGATGGCCGGCAGCACGCTGGCGTCCAGCGCCTTGACGGCATCCGCCTGCCCGGCCGTTTCGCACCACGTCCGCAGAGCGTAGAGACGCTCGAACAGTTCGTGGGGTGTGAGGTCGGCTTCCGTCTTGGTCACCGGCCGCAATTTCGCCAGCAAGCCGACGACGCGGCCGCTCTGGCTCCACAGCAACAGCAACACGCCGCCAGCAATGGCGACCGTCGGCATCGAGAGGGGGAGAAGATCAAGCATGGGTGAGAACCTCCAGTTCCTTGACGACCTCGTCATACACCTTGCCGACCACCGGGCGGATCGCCGACCGCAGGAGTGGGTCGATGATCGAATCCGGCCCCGGCAGATCGATCGTCGGGATCGTATCGTCAAACAGCTTCTCGGCGCGGGTAATCACATACTCGCGCTTGTCAGCGGCGGACATAAAGGCCGAGATCTCGGCCGACAGCAGGGGCAGCAGGTTGGACATGGCAAAAGCCTCCGAAGGTTGAAGTTGGCAATTCGCACAGCACACAAAAAAGTCTCCCAGAGGTCAAACAGAATTTTTTTCCAGTTCGGCGAGGCACGCCCGGCAGGGCGCCACGGAGATCATCGCCCCGCAGTCGCCACAGCGGATGGGCTCCGCCAGGAACCGCTCGCCGGCGTTTATCTTGGGCGGCAGCAGCGTCACGGCCTTGCGTTTCCCGGAGGCCACGTCGCTGACGGTGTTCGAGGACACGCCGGCCTCGCGGGCAATGTCAACATGGCTGAGGATCCCTGCGGCCAGCATGCGCTGGATCATGCGGATCGTGGTGGCGTCGATCCTCGGCTTCGTGTTGGGGACGCGGCGGCTGACCCTGCGCTGTGGACGCGAAGGGCCGGCGCGTCGTTCATCGTCGCCAGCGATGACTTCCACAACGTACTGCGTGACACCCAAACGGCCTGAAATCGCGGCCAAATCGACCTTTTCGGCCAACAGCCCCTCGACCTGGTCCACCAGCGATGGCGTGATCTCGTTTCTGGACATCAGGCGTCTCCTCCCCAGTTCGGACAAGTGAAAGCAACTCTGCTCAACCGGGGGCCTGTTCCCACGCCCCAATCGAAAAACGGTCAGTTTTCGGAAGTACCTATGGCCACGAGACTTGTAGCGACTAACGCTTTGTGGTGGTCAGCGACCTCGCAGCACAGCGCAATGAACTCTTCCACGGTCAACGTGCCCTTTGCCGTGTTGACCTTATGGTCAACGACCCACAGATTTCCAAGATCATGGGCACCACCACGAGACAACGGCATGATGTGATCCAACGATGCAGTCTCGGGCGTCAACTCCCTGCCGCTCAGTGCGCAGCGTCGCCCCTGACGTTCGATGACCTCAAGAATCATCTTGGCTGTAATGGCTTTTGGCTTTGCCATAGCGACTTCCCTTTCGTTTGTTGTGGTTCTTGGAAACGGTGTGTGCCCAGCGAATCCATCCGCCTCGTGAATGGCGACGGGCACGGTTATTTGCTTGATGCCAAAGCCGCTTGGCCGCTTCTTCCCACGTATGCGTGCGATATTCCTCAAAGCGGCATTTGCCAGTTGGGGCAACCAGATCGAATGATCGCAGATAGAAACTTCTTTCGAGTGTGTTGGCCTTCCGAACCCAGGGGTCAATAGGTCTTCTGGAAACCGTCTGATAGAAGCATTGCGCGGCCATCCGCCGTGCGACCAACTCCCATCTCAGCCGTTCCTCGACCACAGGGGCAAGGGTCTCGTTAATCCTCGATAGTTGCACATTGCGACCGATGGCCCGTCCGTGGCGGTCGAGCAAGATCGCCACATTGCCGCAAACTAGCGCCGGCAACTTGATCGTGCGGAATTCAATGACTGGTCTTACCATTGCGTCTGACTTTCAGCTCCGTTCTCCCGCGCTGGGCCACCGTATTGCGCCGTGTCGCGCGATGGGCAGAGGGCGAGAAGTTAGTGCGATCGCACACATCTCGCCAACGTGCGCCAACGTGGGCGAACGTAGGCCAAGGCATGGCCATGCCCGCATGCACATAGCGATAGGCATGGACAAGTGAAGATGGGTAGGGAAGTAAAAGAAAAGAAGAAAGAGAGAGATGAGTTCTTCGTAGTTATTAGTATTCACCTTGTTCTTTCCTTTCTCTTGTTCTTCCTGATCTCTTGAATACCGGGCGCCCAATAACACGAAGAAGTATTTGGCATGAACACAGAGGCTGCGAAGAACTACGAAGAAGGTTGCTGGGTATGGACTGTGGCCACGTACCGCACGCGAGGCGCACCGCCTGTCGCCTCGCGAAGTTCGAGCACATCGCCGCATAGGAGCAGGGCTTCGAGGATCTCCGCCCGTTCGCGAGTCGTAAAAGCCCTGGTCTTGCCGTACAGTTCGGAGCGCGACAGCCCGCCTTGCCCTTGTTCATGGATCAGGCGCAGCACGCGCTTCCGCTTGGCGTCAAACGGGTTCTCGGCCACCCACTGGCTTGCCAACAGGATCATGCGCCTGGTGAGGTAGCGGCTCAGATCGCAGGCCCACTGGGCCGCCGGCAGGCCGATCGCCGGGTCTTCGTGGTTCTCGCTGCAGGCGTAAATCAGCGCCAGCTTGTGCGCCTTTTCGACCGCGCGCGTCCACAGCGTGCCCAGAGGCTCGCCCAGCGTGGCCTGAGCGGCCTCGGCCTCGGCATCCATCGCGTCGAACAAGTCAAACACCTCCTCGGTTGCTGGGATGACGCGAGGGACTGGGTTCTCGGCTGCCAAGTTGCCGCCCGGCTGGAATTCGGCCCACCATCGCGCGATGTCCACGATGGACGCCGGAACGGGCTGCATGGTAGGCCGTCGCTTGGGCACGTTTTCCGGCGGCGCCTCCATGATCATCACGCGGGACAGGAATCCGTCCGTGACGCTTTCCGTGGTGATTCCCTCGTAAAGCGACTGCGGCACGGTCGTCCCGTAGACGCAGGCATGCGGCTGGTGAATCAGGCGATTGCGCTTCGGATCGGCATAGGCGTCGCCCACGTACACCGAGGACGAGCTGGTGAAGAGCTTCATCAGGTTCGTGGCGATGTGGTACAGGTGGGGCGCGCGGCCGGGATCGCCGAGCGTCTTGAGCATGCGGCCGATCTCGTCGAGCTGGAACAGGACCGCCGGCTGCTTTTCCACAGCGCTGATCAGGCCGGCGTGACTTGCCAGCCCCTCTGGCCCGACCATTTCCGGCGCGCCGGCCAGGAAGATGATTTCCTTGTTGACCTGGCGCGCCCGCTCCTTGCCGCCGCCCGAAGGGCAGACGCCCAGGCAGTAGACGTTAGTGCGGGTGTTCATCTCGTCGCACACCTTGCGCCCGGTGAGCGTGCCCAGCAAGGCGATCGCGGCACCCAGCGCCAGCACCGGCTGCGGCCGGAAGGAGGTCACCAGGTTGTAGGCCATGACCTCGGCCAGGAAACCGGGAACGCCGAGCAGGTGCGCAGGGAACGGGCCAGGATCGGGGACGCCGGCGCGCGCAAGGGTTGCCAAGCCGCGGGTTGCCCGCAGCCGGGCCTCGATGTGCGAAAGATCGACGCCTTGGCAAGGATCGACCTGGCCGAAACCGTTATCTCGCAGGGCGCTGGCCGCTCTGGCGAAGTCGCCCTCATGCTCCAGCAGGCAGTAGACGGCAAATGGCGAGTAGGCGCGATGCGGCTCGAAGGGCGCCGCATTCGAGGAAAAGACATACAGAACGCCCTCCCGCAGGGTCGCGCTCCAGCCGCGATCCTTGCCAGGCCGGCGCCAGCATTCGTTTTCACCACTGCGGACACAGGTCCAGCCGTGGCGCTCCAGCAGGGCACGGACGTCGCCGCGATCGTTGAATTCGTCACCGGGACGGCCGGAGATCTCGCCCGAGAATGTGGCCGGCTCCACTGCCGGCACCGCCTCGTTGAGTGACCAGGCCGCTTCGACGAGCAGATTCCGCTCGGCTTCGGTGAGGACGGGCAGCGACTCGAAGCTGCCTCGCTCCAGCGCATAACCTGTCGTCGGATGGCACAGGAACAGTCCGCCCTCGCCACGGGTTTCGATTAGCGTACAGGTGACTTCGTAATGGTCGCCCACACGGCGGGGGCGGTAGCGCTTGCCGCTGATCGTGACCTCCGTCCCGTCGGGCGCAGCAACAATCCGCTGTGCCAGCTTGAGATTGCCAGGGACCGCCACTGCGCAGCGATAGACCACGTGCCGGCCGCCCGACTGCGATCGTTCGACAACCAGGCGATCGAGGATCTCGGGTGACTCGGTCGCCACTTGCTCGGCCCAGCGATCGAACAGCTCGCCGCCGTGATCGAAATCGATCATCTCCAGGTTGCCCGACACGGCGCCGGTGATGATGCACATCGGGCGCTGGCGACCAAACCAGCGGCCGACCTCCTCCTCGGTCGGTAGCCGTTTCTGATATTCCTTCCAGCCGGTGAGCGCGGGCCGCTTCTCGTTGCGAAAAGCGGGCAACACGCACAGACCGGCGCGGAGATAGGCATTAGCGATGTTAATCAATGGCCGACCTCCTGCTGGATGCGCTTGCGGTCCATGCCCGTGACCAGGGCCTTGCGGGCGTCATTAGACGGCTCGACCGGCCCTCCACAGCGTGGGCAGCGCACGCGCGAGCGGCGTTCGAGCCAGGAGCGGCGGATCAGGGCGCGGTGACCACAGTCGAGGCACCGCACCCAACATTTGGGATTCGCTGGCATGATGTGCCTCCAGGGTCAAAAGGGGATTTCGTCAGGGTTGTAACTGTTGGCCAGTTCGCCGGCCGGGGTCGCCTCGGGCATCGGCCCGAGTTCGTAATCGGTGACTCGCTCGTACTGTTCGCCGGCCACGGTGCGCACCGTGATCGCCTTGGTCGCGGCCAGGCCGCCGCCGCAGGCAATGTCGACTGCCCGCTCGGCCGTGTCGGGAACGGGATCGGGCGAGCGCCGGCGCCACCAGGCCACGGCCTTTTGCCGCGCAAAGCCCTCGTGCTCGATGCAGATCCATTCCGACTTGTACCGCTGCCAACCGACCTTGTAGTCGACACGCAGGGTTTTCGGCGCGCTGTCGTCGGCGCCGCGCTTGGTGTGGACGCTGTAGAAGACGTCTTGCACCTGGTAGACGGCCGTGGTGACCTGGCCCGAGAGGATCCCCGCTTCGCTGGGCTTGGCATCGTGCTTCTGCCGCTCGGGCGGCGGAAACTCGTAGCCGCAGTGCGGACAGTGGGCATAGCCGGCGGCAATGACCGCCTGGCACTGCGGGCATTCCTTGGCCGGGGCTTGGCCGTTGCCGGTGGAGTTCGGCTCGCGAACCTTGATCTCATCGACCGGCCCATGCCGAAGCACGTTTCCGCCAAAATCGAGCACAAGGCAATCGCGCTTGGTTGGAAACAGACGGAAGCCCCTTCCTACGCACTGATAATAGAGGCCCGGCGACAGCGTCGGCCGCAGCAGGACCACGCAGTCGATGTTCGGCGCATCGAAACCGGTGGTCAGCACATTGACGTTGCACAGGTATCTGAGGGCACCTTTGCGGAAACGCCCCAGCAGTTCGTCGCGCTCGGCTGTAGGCGTCTCGCCGCAGACGAACCCGCATTCCTGGCCGCTCATATCGCCAAGAACCCTGGCGATGTGCTGCCCATGCTTCACGCCCGAGGCGAAGATCAGCACCGACCGGCGATTGTGCGCCAGCGCCACGATCTCGGCGCAGGCCGCCGTGACCAAGTTGTCCTGATCCATCAGATCCTCGACCTCGCCCGGGATGAACTCGCCGCCGCGAACGTGCAGGCCGGCCGTGTCGACCTTCGCCCGGCCGGCCTTGGTCACCAGCGGGCACAGATAACCATCGCGGATCAACTCCCGCACCCCGACCTCGTAACAGATCGAGTTCAAGAATCCGTCGGGCGTGCAGATCGAGCCCGTCTTCATGCGGAACGGAGTGGCCGTAAAGCCGATGATCCGCAAGTGCGGGTTGATGGTGCGGGCGTCGGCCAGAAACTGCCGATACATGCCATCGCCTTCCTGGGGTATCATGTGACTTTCGTCGATGACCACCAGATCGAAGGCGTCCAGATCGCAGGCCCGGCGATAGACCGACTGGATGCCGGCGATGATCACGGCATGCTCGGTATCGCGCCGCTTCAGTCCGGCCGAATAGACGCCGAACTCCACGCCGGGGCAGATGACCCGCAGTTTATCGGCCGCCTGCTCGAGCAGCTCCTTGACGTGCGCCAGCACCAGCACGCGGCCATTCCACCGCGTCACGGCGTCCCGGCAGATCGTCGCCATGACCGGAGTCTTGCCGCCGGCGGTCGGAATGACCACGCACGGACTGTCGTCGTGATGACGCAGGTGCTCATAGACGGCATCAACCGCCGCTTGCTGGTACGGGCGAAGTTCCATCGTGCGAATCTCTCTCCGATCGTGCGATTTCGCGTTCGAGATACCAACGTGCCTTTTTGAGGTCTTCGAGGTAGCGTCCCTTGTGTGCCGCCCGGGCGACGTACTTGACGACGTTGCCCAGGTGGAATCCCAACTCCCACGCCTCGATGGCGTCGATGACTTCGAGCGATCCGAACGTGTAGTGCTGGGGATGGTTGATGACATCTGCGCTCACGGATGCTCCTGGGCTTTGATCAGTTGTGGTCGGGGTGTTCGCGGTAGAACGCCGCCATCTCGACGGTCACGCCCGGCAGGACGATGGGCCGCGGCCCGGCATCCCGCCCGTGCGCGGCCTCGCGCTGGAGCCGCGCGGCGATCTCGTCCAGTGCGGAGTTGGCGCCAGGTTCGCTGCCGATCGCCAGGACGGCGGTGATACGAATGGCGACGATGCACGTCTGGGTCATGTTGTCGATCCTTGGGGTTCGTGGAGCGGGCCGACCCGCACGATGGCGCAACCACCGTCGCACGGCTCGCACCGCCGAATGGCGAGGTCTGCGATCTGACTGTCGTCCTGGTAGACGCCGGCATGTTGCATCGCGTCGAGCGTGGCCTTGAGCGTGTTGTCCAAATCCCGCCGCCGCCGGTCCGGCGGATGCAGCAGCACTTCCACGGCAAGCTGCCCGAGTAGGGGCAGCCTCCCGCGAAGACCGCCGGTCCGCCGGACCGCGACCTCGACGTCCTGTCGAAACTTGCGTCCCTGCCGGCTGATGAGTGTGCGCGGCCCGACCCGGCGCCAGTAGTGATTGATCGACGGCGGGTAGGGCAGCGCGAACGTGAGCATCACGATCGTTTCCAAGGGGCCGAGTCGTTGGCCGCAGCGGGCTGCGGGGCAGTCGGCGGCGTTTCCTTCTTGGCGTAGCCCTTGATCTCGTTCGCCAGATCACCGGTGTCGGCGCGCTTGACGCACTTGACGTGGATCACCAACGGCATGTTGTGCAGCTCGACCGAGTCGTTGGGCGTCATGACGCCGACGGCGCGGCAGATAGCCGACAGCTCCGAGCGAGCTATGCTCATCGCGGTGGCGTTGGGGTTGTCCAGATTAAGCCTTGCCCAGAGAAAACGGCCTTTATGCGCGCCGTCGAGAACCTGGAAGGCCAGTTGCAGGTAACTGCCCGTGCCGGCCTTGTTGGGCTTGTATTCGCTGTCGGTGATCAGGGCCAGGTACTTGCCGGCCGGGATCGCCTCGAAGTTGGTCGTCGGTTCGACCTGGTTTGCATCGAATCCATGCAGATCAGCCATGTTGGGTTTCTCCTTGCGGTTGCTGGTTGAAAAGGGCCGCCATGAACCCTGCCCACGACAGCGGCAGGTCATCGACGAGCCCGTAACGGTTCTTGGCGATGCACGAGGGCCCGCCGACGGTGCGGAGGATCCGCTCGCCGCCGTCCTTGCCGACGGGGTGCGCGATGGTCCGCTTACGGTTGAATCCGGCATCTTCGCTCTGGGTGCGGATCTTCCGCGTGGCGAAGAGCACGGCGTCGCTCCACTCGGTCAGAAGCGCCGCAGCGTGCTTATGTAGCCGCGGGCTGTAGCGATCGTAGGGCGAGGATTCGGGATCCTCGAACTTCTCGACCTTCGTGTGCGCGATCAAGAGCACGACCATGCCGCGGCTGCTGCGCAGAATGTTGAGCTGGTTCACAACCTCGCGCCAATAATCGACGGCATGTGAATAGCCGCGGGCATATCCCCCATCGGCCTTTTCAATATTCTTGACGCCCGAATCGATGCACACCCGGTCCCAGATCAGCCGCTCGAGCCAGTCCAGCGAATCGATGACGACCGACTCGTAGTCGTGCTTTTCGGTGCGGAGTTCGGCCAGGGCGCCGGCCACGTCCTCGTAACTGCCCGCCAAGGGGAACTTGTCGCAGGGGATCTCATCAAGGCCGTCTTCGGTCTGGATGAAGATCGGTTTGGGTGCTTCCGAAGCGAAGGTCGACTTGCCGATCCCCTCGGTGCCGTAGACCAGCACGCGGGGCGGCATTGGGGTCTTTCCGCGCTGAATGCGCGCGAGCATGCTCATAACTGGTTCTCCTGAAATTAAGGTTTGTGGATGGATATGTGGTGCCGGGCCGGAGACGAATAGGGGCGGTTGAAAAGATGGTGCGTCGCGCCAAACGGTGGCCCTCCTTACGTCTCCGCGGCCGGGCACGCGTTGACGCGACGCACCTTGAACGACGTCTCTCCGAACTCCCGCAGCACAAGGCCGGTGAAGGCCCGCACGATGACGTCGCCCACGTCCGTGGTGCCGTCGACGATGATCGTGCGACGAGGTTCGTCGACGAAATAGCCGAAGCCCAGACGAACGCTGGCCTGGCCGAGCAGCCCTTCCGCGGCGAAACCCGCCAGCAAAAGGGTCTGCTCGGCTTCAGCGAGCGAAACGTCCTCGTCGAACACGAAGCGATACACGTCGGTGGTCATCGTTTGCTCCCAACTGGCAGTGTCATGGTCGTCCCTTAATGACTTATGCCAATCGAGGAGTTCGCTGTCCGCTTTCTTCAGTTCGCTTCAAAGCCGGCCTGCTCGAAGAACCCGCGGATCTCCCGAATCTTGTGCCGGACCTGGCGCCGAGATTCACCCAGATCGCGGGCCACTGAGGTGACCGTGCCGGCCATCAGCCGGCGGCACATCTCCTGAAGATTGGTCGGCATCGTGCCAACGGCCTCGGCAACCGCCGCGGCTTCTTCCTGGAGCGCAGCCTCGCGGCGGGAATCCACGCCTGTGCGACGATGAAGATCCTCGGGAAGGATCGCTTCGCATGCGGGAATGCGCTCGCCTTCCACCATCATCAAGGTGGATTCCAGAGATTGGGTTGTAACCCGACCGGCGCGCTTCAGACGCCGGCGATCCCGCAGGATCATGGCCACGCACGAATTGACGACGCGGTCGATGAAGGTGTCGAGAGAGGCCCGGCCGGAATCGAAATGATCGGCCTGGCCGAGCAGGTGCAGGAACATCTCCTGCTTCAGGTCTTCCTCATCGGACCGGTTGAAGCCGGCCTTGCGGCAGATCTGCCGCGCCTTGATTGCGATGAGTTTCTGGGCGTAACCGTTGAGAACGTCGTTCCGTTGCGCATTGCGCATACAAGCCTCCGTGACCGGAGGCTGCGAACTGCGGCATCCACCAGAGGGGTGGAGAGCGATGTGTTGCAGCGTGCCGCTGCGAACCTACACAAACGCGATTGACTGCCGAGTTATGTGCCTCACGGCCACGGACGAGGCGCCACAACTCATGTGGCATTGCCACAAACCGTGTGGCACTCTGCGCCACGGCAGCGGAGGCTACGTCAGCCAGTCGATAGAACTCGGGGGCGCGTAGCGAAAAACCTGCCCCGAGGAGATGGCGGCCAAGAGGTGGCGGCCGAGGGATGGGTGATTGGATTCGATGTCTTGGATCGCCCGTGTAACAGCCATAGAAACCGATTTCCGGACCTTTTCGGCATCGGTGCGTTCACGTTTTCGGCCGCCAAGGCCGGCGGCACTGGATAGTTCAGCGGTTAGCTGTTCCTTTTCCGTTTCCAGCCGCTCAATCTGCGCGAAGTCGTTATTCTCTTTCGCTTCGGACAGGTCGTCCTGAAGTTGCGCATAGCGATTCCGGTAGTTATCGCGGGCCTCGTCGTCGAGCATCTTCCCTGAGGAACCCGAGGCAATCAGAGGGTCGATTCCGGCACGGGCGGCCAGGAGGGAGACTGCGGGGATATCACGATCAGGCTCCGATAGCATACGCGCAATGTATGCCAGACCTGCCAAATCCTTCATGTGGACAGTCTGGCCGTCGAAGGTCAGCTCCCAGAACTGGCCGCGAAGTCGGAACGTGTTGGCCGTCGGCCCCAGGTCGGTGCGCAATGAAGAGCGAACACGAGCGGCGTCGAGCTGGAAGCCAGCGGCGTCAAATAAGAATGCGGACTCCAGGGGCAGAACGGCCGCGAGACCACTTGGCTCATCCGAGGGGAATCCCGCTGTGATCAGCACCGTCTTGTCCAGCGGGCACGATCGCCCCAGCTGCGCCGTGAGGTCTGCAAGGTCGTTCTCCCCCGCAATGACGAGAACGACGCCGAACGCCGCGCCGGCGATCGCGATCTCCCCCAGCCGCCAAGCGGCATTGCGGACGATCACCTCTGCGGCGGTGCCGTTCTTGATCGCCGCGGCCAGCAATGCTACCAGCCGATCGACATTCAATTTCCATTGTCGCAGCCGATCGGGATGGACCGATACCCAGCCGCCCTCCGGGCAACGAATGAAAAGACCCGGCTTGCGACCGGCCACGGGGACACGGGAAACCTCTTCCACATGCCCCTCGTAGCAGTTGTCGCACACAACGTGAGTGGCGGTCCGCGCCGGCGTCAGCACGTTCATCTCCACGAGGACGCCGCGCAGACCTTCATCAATCGCGCCGAAATCATCGGCGGCAAGTAGGGCGCCGGGCGTTTCAAGAAGCCGCGCGAGCAAGTTCAGGAGTTCCGGCACGATCCAATCCCCACAGTTTGAGGTATTTTTCGCCAATTTGCCGCATCCGCTCCGGCTTACTCTTCAGGTTGCTCGAATTCGGATGCGACACCTCGAACGACAGCGATTTCGGCTGCCCGTCTTCCTGCTGGTCAAAGGCGAACTTCAATCCCACCTGGGTCACGTTCACGATGGACGTCGGGAGCCGCTTGTGGTCCAGGTACTTTTCCATCATGTCGTAAATGTCGCCAGTGTCGGCCTCGGGATCGGCTTCCAAGGTGATTCGCCGGCGGGGCATGCCTTTGATCGAAAGGCGGATCTTGCGCACCCGCACGCTTTCGATCCCATCCTCCGGGTCCGTGGGGAACTCGAAACCGCGGCTGACCAGGCCGTTCAGCTCGTAGGGATGCGAATTCCGATCCTCAGGCCCGATCTCCGCATCGAGAATCACGCGGCAGAAAATTTCCTGCAAGGGCTCGTTCACCTTCTTGCCACCCCGGGCAAACAACTCCAGGGTGCCATGCTCCCGGTGGTAGACCAGCACCAACTCGAAGGCTCGGCGCTCGGGCGTCCGCGCGAAGCGGCCAGCGGTGTCGAGATTGATGTAGGTGTCCGCATAGTCGTCGAGGTACGCGAAGAAGTAGTCCGAGCCGCAGGCGCGAACGTAATGGTCGATCTTGCAATAACGGCCTCGAGCCTGGGATGCCATGAAAAATGCCGAGAACGCCTCCTCCAATTCCTGGATCTTCGCCTCGCCCACATGGGGCCTCTTGGCGGGAATGTCGATCCGCTTGACCCAGTAGCGCCCGCGCGACATCGTGTCGGCCCGCGCAAATCGCACGGCGGCCTCCCAGACATCGCGGGCCTTGATATAGGTCCACACCGCCTTGTCGTGCCGGCTGTCGTAACCTTCGATGTCGTCGACCAGCTCTTGATTGTTCTGACGGATCGCCTCCTCAATGATGGCCCGCAACCCGTCTTCGGTGGCCATCTCGTGGACTTCCTGCAGGACAAGTTCGATGGTCCGGCGATCGGCCTCGGGCAGCGCCTGCCAGGCATCGAAGATCTCATTGACCTGGGTCTGCTTCAGGTCGTCCCAGGGAATGTCCAATTCATGTTCGTGGACCTGGAACAGGTCATTCAACAGATGATGTGAGGTTTGCCGGAGAACCTTCTTCGGCTCGAAATTGTGCGCCATGGTCATATCCTTTCATGAATGGCATGAGTTGAACTGAAAAGTCGCTACATAAAACACCGCCGTTCAATCGAACAGCGACAGATTAA